CACCCAGCGTCAGGAGTCCATGAGACCTCTAACAGGGATCATCATAACCGATGACGATGAGTGGCGCTACGCCTAGAAGCGAGTGATCGGGGAGGAGTCCTTTGAGCCCTCGCCGGGCAGGGTGCCGTCGGCCAGGGGCCGAGGCTCGGTGCCCACCGGAGGAGTTGTAGATCTCCCACAATTGCAACCCATAGTCTCTGTTCCTTTCCTCAGATGGACCCTAGACGGCGCGCCATCTGCGCCGCCTTTGCCAGTGTACCCGCGCGCTCGACACGGGCACGCATCTTGTCGGCGGCCGTAGCGCGCCGGAGGTCTTGGCGCCGCTCGGACTCAGCCAGGCGCTTCAGGTACGAGATGTCTCCGAGCGTCAGGCCATTGGAGCCGATGGGGCCGTTCGACGGGTGCGAGGCCCGGGCCGCGGAGTCGTCGTGAGCCACGACGCCGGACGCCTGGAGGGACTTCACCTCGCCGGATGCCAGGAGCCCCTGCGGACGGGGCACCGGGAAGCCCGGCACGTTGACCGCCAGGGCCCCGACGAGCTCCAGTGAGCCACGGATCGTGCGCCAGTCGCCGGAGATCGGGGCGGAGCGGGCCACCCGAACCTGCTCAGGAGTGATGCCGGGGCGAAGGGAGCCTGCAACCCAGATGCCGTAGGCGTCCTCCCCGGCCGCGACATCCGCGAAGACAGTGCCGGTGTTGTCGTAGTGCTCGGCGGCGGCGTTGGCGGAGTCGCGAGGACCGGCGTGTCCTGTCCCCATTGTGAGATGCCCCACAGCCACGGACGTCCCCTCCGCCGTGCGCAGGGCGCCGGTGCGGAAGTAGGCGTAGTTCGAAGGGCTGGTAGGCGGCTCGACGCACTTCCCGATCTGGCCGATGTGGCAGGTGCCCCAGGCGGCGATGTGGCCGTAGACACGGCCGTCGTCCTCGACCACGAGAGCGGTCGGGCCCGCCAGGGCCGGGTCCTTGAACCACGCCTCCGGCGGAGCGGTGGGGATGGCCGCGGCGGTCAGGGAGTCGCGGCTCTGGGAGGCGGGCTCGGCCGACGCCCCCACAGCCTCCTCAGGCTCGACGTCCTCGGAGGGCTTGGCCGGCGCCTTACCGGCGGCGTAGATGCGGGCCGTGGCGAAGGCCGGTACGGCTACGAGGGTGGCGGCGCGCAGGCGGGCCGACTCGATGACGGTCAGCTCGTCCGAGGACGACATAGCGGCGACCTTGACCCGGCCCTCTGGGTCGGTGTCCGAGGAGTTGCCGGAATCTGCAACGTCGGCCTCAGGGATGTCCGACTTCGCCATGATCCTGAAAGTCACGTCGTCGGTGTCGATGGAGACGCCGTTGGACATCTGCTCGCTGACCTGCCGGAACGCCTCAGCCCCGACGGCGGAGCCGAGGTCGAAGGTCCCGGTGGCGTAGATGTCTCCCCCGTCGCGGCGCTCAACCGTCTCGATCCGGCCGCATACCTCGGCTCCGTCGTGGCCTCCGACGTCCTTGAAGGCCACCCGCAGCGGGATGGGTAGGTCGTCCCAGCGCAGGGCACCGTCCTCGATCAGACGTCCGTCGCCGGTCATCTCACCCTCACGAGCGATGACGCCCTCCCAGCGCCCGCTCGGGCCGGCTCCGGAGGCGGTCTCGGGGACCGGGTCGCCGGCGGGCTCCTCCCGGAGGTCGGAGAACTCGCCCACGCGGCGAGCCGTCTCCTCAATACGTAGCTTCATGGCTGTCCTTTCGATGGCTGAGAACTGGTACTTGGCGCTGATGGCCTGGTTGACCGCCGGCCTGGCGTCGGTCGGGATGAGGATGCATCGGCAGTTCGCCGTCTCCTTCAGCGGCCCGGCGGGGTCTCCCGGATAGAGCAGGTGAGCGTCCCCGACGTGGAACGGGACTCCGAGGTCCTGCACCTGACCGTCGGCCTCGACGTGGGTAGGCCGCACCCGAGCGTCGTGGACCGTGACCCAGCGCAGGCGGCCGCGCTTACGGGCCAGGTCCGAGGTCGCCATGCGGTGGGCGGCGTTCGCCGTCGCCGCAGTGCGGGCCAGGGTGCGCAGGCGGGCCGCGTAGGCGCTCGTCGCCTCCCCCTTGCGGCGGGAGGTGCCGAGCATCTTGCCGAGCTCGATCTTCGTCTTGCGCTCGCCCCACCCCTCCGAAGCTGAGCGCTTTAGCAGTCCGCGCACGTCCTCGTAGACGGCGACCGGTAGGCCGGACTCCTCAAGGATGCGCTGCACGGTCGCGTACTGCGGCAGGCGGCGCCGTCCCCGCTCGTCGCGGATGAGGCCGCGGATGGCGGCCTGCCAGGCCGCGCGGACCGACGTCCAGGCGAACGGGTTCGCGATGACGTCGCCCGCCGCCGTCAGGACGGGGGAGGAGAGGGCCTCGAGGGCCTGGGTGCGGACCAGCTTCAGGAAGTAGTTCAGGACCGGCTCGGCCAGGTCGAGGTACTGATCCTCGATCGAGTCTCGCCAGTCGGACACCGCCTTGGAGGACTCCCAGTCCGAGGGGCCCTCGTCCAGGAGATCGACGTCGGTATAGGTCGCGGGGCTGGCCATCAGAGCACCTCCTCCAAGGACGCCCGGTTCAGGCTAGGCGTGCGGATGAGAGCGTTCTCCGGCAGCACATAGCGAAGGGCCGTCACGAGCCGGTCCAGGCGGTGCGGTACGCCGTGCGTAGCGACCTGGGACACGTAGGCGTCCAGCAGGGTCACGACGCGGCCGGACTCGATGCCGGGGCAGCCGTGGTTGTCGAGCAGGGCGGGGACGACGTCCCACGCGCCCTTAGTGGCCTTGCTCACGGTGACGATGTCGGTCGGCCACAGGACGTGCGCCTCGTGGAACGGCCGCCCCCTGAGCGCGTTGAAGCGTGCCCTGTCGGCCCGAACGATCCGCTTGCCGACGGCCTCGAGGGCCTTAACCACGAGGACGTCAACGACGGCCACGAGCGCCGTGGCGTCAACGTCCCTGCCGTGGGCCGTGAGCCTGGCGTCAGGGTTGCGGCGCGGGGCCGGGGAGGTAGCGGCCGACGCCGCGCGGTAGGCCCGTGCGGCGTCGGCTGTGGGTGGGGGAGGTGTCATGGGTTCTCCTTGGGCGGGTGTCAGGCCCCGGTCGGGGCCGTCGTGGATGACTCCGGGCGGGCGTCGCCTGATGAGATCGGCGCCTCGCTACCAGGCACCCTACCCGGTTCGGAGGCGTCCTCGCCACTCGGCGGGCGTCCTGGACCGTCCTGATCCGGCCTGGGCGCGTCGGCAGGGGCGGTCGGAGGCAGGGCGAGCTCGCGCAGGGCCTGCGACGGGGCCGAGTAGTCGCCCTTGTAGGCCTTGAGGATCTCCTCGGTCAGCGGGCCGATGCCGATCGTGCCCATCAGGTCCGGCCTCTTGGAGACCATGGCGAGGGCCTGCATGAGGGCCCTCTCGTCCAGGGGCTTCGCGTCGGAGTCGTCGAAGCCTGACGCCTCGCGCAGCGCCTCGTCCGACACGGCGCCGGCCCGGTGGAGGTTCAGGGCCTCCTCAGACCGGTTCGGCCTGGCCACGAGGGCCGAGACGTCGTAGCCGACAGAGAGGGTGCGGACCTCGTCCTCGCTCAGGCCTGCTGAGAGCAGGACAGGGCGAAGGTACTGGCTGGTCAGGGCGTCGCAGATGAGGGCCAGGACCGGCTCTATGTGTGTGGTGACCGTGTCCTCGCGCGTCAGCCACGCGCCCCAGTGGTTCATCGCGCCCGATCCGAGCAGCAGCTCGGGCGGGGCGTCCTGGGCCAGGGCCAGGCGCCGGATCGCCTCGTCGCGCAGGTCACGGGCTCCGGAGTCGAGGGCCGTGGAGAACGTGAGGTGGCTCATCTTGTCCGCGGCCTCGTCCGGCACGGTCACGACGAGCGGCACGACGGCGGACGCGTCGTCCCGGTTCTCGATGGGGCGGAGCATAGAGTCCATGAGCGCGGACACGAACGGGTCCGGCGCACCATAGGCCGAGGAGTCCGCGGCGTCCGAGGCCAGCGCGGCCGAGGCCGAGGAGGGCACGACCAGGATGCCGGCGCCGGCCAGGCGGGAGTCGATCTGGGCGCTGATGTGGCGGGTCAGGCCGATCAGCTCGCGCAGGATCGGCAGGCAGGCTCGCGTGGGAGAGTCAGCCTCCCAGTAGCGGGCGGGGTGCGGGCGCCACACGCGAACCATGTAGACCTCATCGGAGGAGACCTCGACCGGGGCAGAGCCGTCGGTCCCCAGGTTCAGGCGGACGGCGCGCCCGTCACGGCCGACGGAGGAGACCTCCGTGACGGCCAGCACACGCCACACGAGGTCGGTCAGGGCCGGGTCGGGGGAGGGCGCGGTGACCGCAGGGGCCGCTGACGGGGAGGCCTCGTCGATGACGTGCCGAGGCACGCCCACGAGCCAGCCCTCGCCAGCCACGAACAGGTTCGTGGCCAGGCGCTGAAGCATCTGGCCGAGGTCCTGCTGCGATGCGCCCAGGGCCGCCAGGACCGCCTCGGCCAGGGCAGCCGTGGGGCCGGAGGCGGTGTCGGTCACGTCCGTCGGGTCGTCGCGAAGGGACGAGTGCGGCCCCGTCAGGGGCTTGTGCTGGACGTAGAGACGGGCCTGGCTCAGGCGCCCGGCCAGGGTCGAGGCCAGGAACCTCTCCTCACCGACCTCGTCGTAGGCCGCCCACGCCTCGGTCTGCCAGGAGCGAGAGCCGAGGGCGGCGCCGGACCGGGACGAGGGGGCTGAGGCCGTCCTAGCGGCGGGGCCGGTGCGGGCAGGGCGGGACGCCGCCGCGGTCAGGGCGCGCGCCGCCGGCCTGGTTGGAGCGGCCTGGGAGGCGGCGGGGGGCGAGGCCGGCGGCTGCTGGACGATGACGCCGCGCCGGGCCAGGGCCCGGGACCGGTAGGCGTCGATGCTGGAGACGGCGGCTGCGTGAGGTGAGGCGGTCACTTCGAGTCCTTCGCGGTGGGGGTGGACGGGGAGGCGGCGGCGGGCTGGGGCGCGGCCGAGTCGATCCTGTGCGAGACGTGGCCCACGACGTAGGCGGCGCCCAGCGTCGCGCAGGCGGCGCGGACGAGCCGTCCCGCGCGGGACCGGCGCCGGGAGGGGGAGGACGTGGCGGCCATGGCGGCGCCGATGGCGATCGTCGCCTGGGTGCCGACGCAGAACGGGCAGTCGAGCGCTGAGACGGCCCGGTGCAGCGGGGCCGAGGCCGGGGCCAGGTAGCCGAAGGGCTGTCCAGGCTCCAGCCGGTCGGCCAGCCGGTGCAGGGGGTCAGACAAGATCCATCCGCCCAGGACGTCGGTGGTGGCGAAGCGGGTGACGCGCAGCGCCGCGCCGGCCGTCAGGACCGTGTCAACGGCGAGCAGGGCCGCATCAGTCAGCGCCTCTCGGGCCGGCCGCCAGGCGCCCGCGGAGGTAGTCGGGGAGGGTGAAGGTGACATGTATGCTCCCATACAAAAGGTTGAGGGTGGCTTATACGCACAGATTATAGGGGGGCCAAGCCACCCCCCCTCCCTATCGATCTCTCCGTGAACATCGAGAAACCCTATGGGTGAGAGGCCATCGGTCAGGCCTGCCCGCCGGTCGGGCCGCCTGCCTGTCCCATGGGCCGCCCCTTCGGACTCGGGATGGCGGGGAGACCGCCCCCGGCAGCCGCCCCGGCCTCGGCTCGAAGGGATGAGGCCCTGGGCCCGGCCCCCTCATCGGCCCCCCTCATCGGCCCACCCTTCGGACCTGCCTATGCTCCCCATCGGACCTGCCTATGAGTGGACGGCCTAGCGCTCGCGGTCCTTATCTATAGGACGAGGGTGCGCGGCCGAGGGCCGACGGCCGGGGTGGGCGCCGCTCGCGCACCTCGGTCTCGACCGCGTCGTCGGAGCCGCCCGCCCGGGCCGTTCGCTCCACCCGCTCCCCTAGAACGAAGGGCTCCCGCACGGCCCCGCTCCAGCGGGGTCCCGCAGCCGTGCCGGGTCGAGCCCGCAGCCGTGTCGAGCCCGCCGACGAGTAGATCGCCCCTTCGGTTGACAGCCTCCCAGTCCACGTGCCATCGGGCGCGCACGCACGCGGCCGTGCGCGCAGTACAGATAGGCATCGGCCGAGGAGGCGGTGGACGGGCCCAGCCCTCACCAGCCAGCCCTGCCCGCCAGCCCTCACCAGCCGGCCCGGAACGATGGGGCCCCGGCCCCGGCTCGTCGGCAGGCAGCGGCCCCGCCCCTGCTCTGAGCGCCGCGTCCCCTGCTCGAAGGTAGGGGGGCCGCCCCACCGCCCCTCTCCCCTCTCCCCTCCCCCCTCTGCCCCGTCCGCGCCGCGCCGCGCCGCGCCGCGCCCGAAGGGGTGGCCCACGTCACTCCGCCAAGCTCCCGTTCGGGCTTGCACTCCCTACGTATGCCGGCATACACTAGAGCCATGAGCACGACAGATATCGACCGCCCCTACCGACCCGCCTACCAGACCGCCCCAGCTGCCGCCGACCGCCGTAGGGCCGACCGCCGCCAGACCCTCTCCCGCCACCTGCGCTGCGCGCTGGTCGGCACGCTGCTGGCAGTCGTTGCAGTCACAGGCCTTTCCCCCTACGCCGCTGCCGGCGTCACCGACGCCCGCTCCACCGCGCCCTGCCAGGCCCACGTCTCCCGCAGGTAGTCCCCATACACCTCCGCCCTCCGGCTACCGCCCCCAGGCCCTCAGGCTAGTGCCCTTAGCCAGCCACCTACCCGCGTTACCACGTATCAGGCACCTGATACACATCAGCCGCCTGACACTCCTCAGCCTCCTGACACTCCGCGGCCCCCGACCAGACCTCCGACCAGACCCCGGCACCACCACCTCCACGAAGGAGCTCGCCATGCGCATCACCCCCTCCGACATCCTCTTCCTCACTATGGCCGCCTTCCTCCTCCTCCTGACCTCGTTCACCCTGGGCGGCCTGGCGGCCTGCCCGTTCTGAGCCGTCCCAGCGTCCGCACCGTCGCACCGAGGGCGTAGCGGGCACCCCGAGCCCGGACCGGTTCGCGAGGGCGAGCGCAGCGAGCCTCGAGCGACACCCCGGTCCGAGGTGAGCCGCCCCGCACAGCCCTCCCCTGGCCGGAACGTGTATGCCATGGCTGCACCCGCCGGAGCCCCCAGGCGCAGGCGGGTGCACCCTGGCATGCACGGCCCGCCGGCCAGGGCCTTACGTCTCATGGAGCGAGTGTTCGAGGCCCGTGTATGACATCGCTGCGCACCTGACGCCCAGGTGCCGCGCGAAGCGCTCAGGCACCGTAGCGTCAGGGGTGCACCGTGTCATGCACTCAGGGCCGAGAGCGCTCGCGCGCAGCCGCGGCCCAGCTTGCTGGGACGGGGGCAAGCGCCAAACGGACGGCCTCCCACGCCGTCGGCCTACCCAGCTTTACTGTGTGAGCACGGCCACGCCTAGCCGACGGCATCGGCGTACGGCATCGGCGCTGCCGACGGCTTGCCTAATTCCGTCCCGGTTCTTCGCGACCGTTGCAATTCCAAGGAAAAGTCCGTTATGACGGCATACACGCCTCTACTTTTCCGCGGTATTCCGCGGCCGCCGCCAGGGCGTCCGGGCACCGCCCTCTGGGACGATCTCCTCCGAGGCACTCCGACCTCGACGCGCGGCTCGGGCGGCGGTACGTAGACGTCCCTGCCCGGATCGGTACAGGTTCGCCCACCCCGGCCTGTACGGGCTCGACCGGGACCTCGGCCCCCTCTCCTAGCCTGGCCGTAGCGGTTCCGATGCCGGTCCTCTACGTAGCGGTTCCCAGGGTTCTCCCAGGTTTCTCAGGTTCCTCCCAGGTTCGCCTCCCACGGATGTGAATGCCGTCACTCAAATTAATTTCTCAAAGTGACGTATGATTGCGGGCAAGAGATCTGCGTCACATGTAACTTATCATACACTTGCCGGTACCAAGTGTATGCTGGGCATACGGACTTTTCCTTGGAATGGCGCGAGTGTATGCTAAGTTACATATTAAGTAATAGGCTTACTCCCCCCGTAGGGGGGAGTAAGCCATACATATAGAAGGGGTCTGTGGCTGGGACCACACTACGTTCCCAGGAACCTCTCAGGTACCCGACTTGCCCTCCAGCACGTATGCCGTCATACTTACACCCATGAGCAACCGCTACCCCGTCATCCAGACCGACAGCCCCCCGGCCCACCTACCGCGTCATCGACCACCGCCGTGACGCCGAGCCGGCCCTGCTCCCGGCCACCCTGCCCAGCATCTCCCCCGCCCACGCCTCGTCGGCCAGCCTCGCCCTGAGGTACCTCGTAAGCTCACTGTTAGCCCCTCTTACGGCCTAGACCCCTAGCCCCGGTACCTGCACCCAGGTACCGGGGCGTTAGTCCGTCTACGGCCCTCTCGCAGCCTCTCACCGCCACACCCCACCCTCCCCCGCCCATGAGGCCGTGTAAGCCTCGCTGACGGCCTGAAGGTCCCCGCCTGGTATGCCGGCCCCACCTCACCCTAAAAGTCCGTCAGAACGGCTTACAGGGCCCGTAGCGGGCACGCAAAGGCCCCTCCCGCTCACTGCGGGAGGGGCCCCTGACCGTGGTGAGGCGTCAGCAGGACGAGACGCCCTCCTCGCTGACCCACCCACCGCGGCCGGGGACGCGGCCGGGCATCTCGACCGGCTTGCCGTCATCGAGGCCGTCGTGGGCGGGGACAAGGGCGTGACCGCCCCGGGTGGGGAGGATTCCGCTGCCGCCCTCCCGCAGGCAGCGGGGCGACCTGGGGGAGTGCTTGCAGATCGGGGAGTCCCAGCCCTTGCCGTACGAGGGCTCCAGCTTCTCCATCTCGTGGATCTCGGCCTGCGTGTGGTGCGGCCTCGGGTGGTGCGGGTACTGGCCGTGCTCGAAGGCGGCGAGCGCTCCGATGAGCGTGGCGATGACGAGGGCGGCGGTGGCGACGCTGGCGGTGATGTAGGCGGTGCGGGTGGGGCGGTTCGTGCTCATGGCTCAAGTGTATGCACGCATACGCCCCCACAGCAAGTCTCTGCGGGGGCGTATCGGGTGGCGCGCGTCACTATGCCTGGGAGAGGATCGCTCCGACGGCCATGACGGCGTGCCCGATGGTGGGGAGCTGGGCGGTCTCCTCGCCGTAGGAGAAGGAGACTCCGCCGTCCAGCGGGGCGATCACGGCGCTATCCCCGTCCGGGAGCCAGATCACGTACACGAGCCCGACCCTCCGCACGCGGCACCGCACGTCGAAGGCCGTGACCCGGTCCTTCACGGAGGCCCGGCCGTTGTGGGCTACCGCCTCCATGAGGGCGTCAGAGATGACGACAGGGTCCACCCCGTCGTACCCGTACCTCCTCACCGGCAGCCCCTCACGGGGCACGAGCCAGAAGTCATCGGTGAGCTGGGCGCTGCTGGGCCCGACAGTCACGTACTCGCCGTGGCTCTCCCTGACCGCGTTGAGACGGCTGTAGGGCCACTGGCGATCGATCTGCGCGGCTACCTGCTCGACCATGCCTGTCTTGGTGCTCATTGGTATCTCCTAGATGGGTGATGGTAGTGGTCTAGAACACTCTGGCCTGGGCCAGGGTCTCCCTGACCGTGGAGGCGTAACGACCGCGCACCGTCAGCGCCCCGCTGTCCGGGTCGAGGCCGATGACGGCCTCCGTGCACGTCCCCCACGGGCAGGGATTGCGCAGGGCCAGCTCCCCCTCACCGACATCGACCACGTATCCGGCGTCCCCCAGCGCGTCCAGGGCCCGGCACAGGCGCTCTCCGCCCAGGTCCAGGCGGATGACGAGGGGGAGGATGTAGGTGATCGAGGGGTGCTCCTCCGGTGCCTGGGAGAAGTCCATGCGGAGCGGGCCGACGGCGGTGACGGACAGGTCGGCCGCGTCCTCCCGGACGAGGCGGATCGAGTAGCGCTCTATCAGGCCCTCCCCCGTCAGGGCGGCCGTTAGCTCGATGGCCCCGCCCCGGCCGTCGCGTGCGGTGACCGACCTGGCGCCGTAACGGGCGAAGTCGGGCAGCGGCTCCGGTAGGCGGCACTCGGGGCCGAGAGCGTCCCGGAGTACGCTCAGGAGCTCCTCGGCAAGGTCTTCCTTGTTGCTCATGTCACTTTCCTTTTGTGAGTGGATTGGCTGTCTGGGTACAAGATAAGGCTAGCGCCGCCCCTAGGGACGGCGCCAGTTCCCCTATCCCAACATTTCTATGATCTCAGTCACTCACCTCACTCTCCGTCAGCTGGGCGATTCTCCGGTCGAGGTACTGGCGGGCCTTGCGCAGGTCCTCCAGGCGCTTCTCCTCGCCGCCCTTGCGACCCTGCCGCAGCAGGTACTTGCCGCAGTTCCACAGCAGCGGGTCGGAGGGGAAGGCCGCGTCGAGCACGTCCCACGACTCGACGTTGGCGGCGTCGCTCAGGCCGAGCGAGGCGAGGGACTGCCCGAGCCACGTGTAGTGGTCCGGGGACTCGACGGCCTCCGTCGCCGTCCTCGTCGGCGCAGGAGGCTCCTCGGTCAGGGGGTCCGGGTAGTTCCACACCGCCAGGGAGTTCCTAACGAAGGGGCGGGCGCTAAGGTGTCTGTCTGCGTAGTACCTGGTCCGCAGCTCCTCGGGAACGTACAGGGTCAGGTCGAACAGGCCCTCAGGGTCCTGGGAGCGGTCCTCCAGGCCGTTAGGAGCGGTGGCCGAGGACCAGAACAGGGTGCGGGTCAGGGAGAACTCTTGCAGGGAAGAGTCTCGTTCCAGGGCCTCTACGTACTCCTCCGGGAGCGTGAGCTGGACGTTAGGTACCAGCCCGCCCCACACCTCGAGGCAGGCCCCGTTACCGAGGTAGATCTCTACGCTCGGGTCCGGGTCCGGGAAGTCCTCCCGGTCGAATACGAAGTCCCCGTCCTCGAGGAGAATCCTCCCCCCTCCTGCGGCCAGGGCCTGCCGGTACGGGGTCTTGAGGGGTGAGTCGGACCTGACCAGGTAGTCGAACTCGGAGTAGCTGCTCATCAGACGACCTTTCGGGTGGATGCGGTGTTCGGGATTTTCATAGCGCTCTCCGCACGGTCGCGAAGGGTCTCGCCCAGGGCGAGTATCGGGAGTCCCGCGGCCAGGGCGACGGCTGTAGCGGTAAGTGAGGCGATCATGCGGCCACTCCGTCCCGAGCGCCCATCCACGTCGTCACGGCCTCCAGAGCCGAGGCGCCGAATGTGGCAGGGATCGTCATGCCTGCCGGGTATACGCCCCAGCACCGCTGTCCGCAGCGCTTGAGCTGGGCTACGGCCTGTCCGTTCTCGTAGACAAGGCACGCGGAGGCCTCGTGCAGGGTGTCCGCGTCGAGCGGCTTGATTCGCGCCTGGGGGTGCTGGAAGACGCGGGTCCAGGTGGTTTTGTTCGGTGAGGTCTCGGTGCTCATAGTTCCTCTCTAGGGGGTGGGTGTTGCGGGCTTGCCCTAAGCGTATGTCGTCATACGTCTTAGAGCAAGCCCGCAGCGGTCAGAACAGTGTGGGCTGCGTCTCACCGTCGTCGAAACGCGGGGGCTTGCGCTTCCACTGGCCGAGCACGCGGTCCACGGTCTGGCGGGTCATTCCGGAAACCTCACTCAGGACCGACTTCGACACGCCTCGCGAGTAGGCGGCCAGGACCTCCTGCTGGAGGGCTGCGCGGGCCAGCTTCGCGTCCCGGCGGGCCTTCCGGTCGAGGCGCGCGGCCTCCTCCAGCGGATCGTCGAGCGCGGGGGCAGGCTCCAGGTCCTCGGTCTGCGGGGTCGGGAGGCGCTGCTCCAGGGCGTGGGCGTGCTCCTGAGAATCCTCCAGGGCCTTGGCCTGCTGGACGGTCAGCGAGAGCAGCTTGCGAAGGTCCTCGGCCATCGAGCGCTCTGCGTCGATCCCGAAGGCCCCGCGGTAGCCCTTGCCGCCGGACCAGCCCTCCAGGAGCTTGGGCAGGTCTGCAACGTCGTTGATGGATGTCATAGGTGTCTCCTATAGGAACTTGGTGAATGAGTACTGGTCGGCGGGCACTACAGCCCACCACGACCGTATATGTCGCTGATAGTCATCGGCTTCCGTCCCGACCTTATTCAGGACCTCTCGCATGTCGGTCAGGTCCCGGACTACCGCGGTAGTCCGGCCGTCCTCGCTGATCCAGAGATCGAGGTGGTCGTGTAACCTCTCCAGGCAGATCGAGAGCCCGCTGTACCGAAGGACTACTGACCGTCTCCCGGCCTCCTTAGGCTGCGTAGAGACCTCCCTCCGCAGGCTGAGGCCGTTCCAGAACGCTAGGTACGCGAGCTCTACGGCGGCCGAGTAACTGATCTTCAAGTGCCTGGAGACTAATATCCCAGTTAACCTGGGTAACGCGTTCAGCATCGTGGAACCTCGTGACCATCGCTCGCCTCTTTCTCCTCCTGCATTCTGGCAATAGTGTCTTTCAGAGCGGACACCTGCATCTCAAGGAAGTAGATATGGTTAATGAGCGCGTAGATATCCTTGATAGCCCCCGCAAAGTATCCAGAATCCAGGTAGTCCTCCAGCCGTGACGCGATCTCGTGGGAATCGTTCATCGGGCACCCTCCTCCAGGTAACGCGTAGCCCAGGCCAGGGCCAGGGCGACGACCTGGATCACCTCGGACTCCAGGTCCGAGTTGTGGCCGGTCTCGGCGTCGTTGTCGTAGGTCAGGCAGGCCGCGACCTCGCCGATCTCCTCCACGAGGGCGAACAGGCGGGTCTCGTCGGTGTGGCCGTCACACTCCAGCGTCATTCCGGGGTGCTTCTTAGCGGCTCGGATGTACTCCTCCCGCGCGAGAGTGAGGACGTCGGTCTCCTCTGGCAGGAGGTTCGACGCCGAGCGGGCGATCTTCCACAGCCACTCCCGGACCGTCTCCCGGCTGACGATGGGGGAGTCTGCCAGCAAGGCCGCATAGTGCAGCATCCATGCGACCTCCCTTCCGGGGGACGGATTCTCCGGAGGGATGGTCCAGCCGTGGAACTTCTTGAACCCCTCCGCCCATACCTCGACCATGCGGGTACAAGTAGGCGCCCCCTCCGGGACTGGGACCGCAGCGTGCTCCAGGACTCGTCTCATCTCGTAAGCCTCGCCCTCGCGGTAGGTAAGCAGATAGGCGTCCTGGAGAGCCCTCTTCAGCTCCTCCACACGTCTCTGAGCCGCCTGGAGCACGGCTCCCGGGCAGTTGTTATATGGTGACGTCACTGTGTCTCCTAACGTAGTTGGGGTGGACGTATGAAATCATACGTCCACCCCTCAGGAGATGCAAGCCGTCAGAACCGGGGAATCGTGCCCGCCATTGAGAGACCGCTCACAGCGCGGCGGATCGTCCCCCTCGGCACGAACAGGGACGCCTGTCCCGCGTCGCGCAGGCCGAGCAGTCCCATGCTCAGGGCGTCCACCTGGTCGTCGTGCCTGCCCGAGGGGAATGCCCGCATCTCAGAGATGAGCTCGTTCACCCAGCCGTTGCCTGGGTCCGACGGGTGCGGCAGGTAGACGTTGCCGGACTCGATCTCCGGCGTCACGGCACGGGCCCGCACCTCCTTGGACGAGCGCGGCTTGATCGGCTTGATGCCGGCCACCTTCTTGCGCAGCACGTCGATGGCGGCCGTACCGTTGGCCGCGTCCTCTACGAGCCGCTGGTGGACGAACGAGCCCCCGGGGCTCGCCTTGTCGCCCAGGTCGCCGGCGCCACACCAGCGCAGCATCTTCTCCAGCGTCTGCGTGAACGACCACTGCCCGCGCTGCTGCGCGATCAGGAAGCGGTCAGGGCCCTGCCTGCACCAGCGCTGGCCGACGGCGTAGTCCGACGTCGAGGAGCCCTTGAAGGTCAGGTCCCACGAGTCGAGCCACTGCCCGCGCTCCAGGCGCTCGCGCGGCAGGAGGATCACGGAGTCGTCCCCGTCCTTGACCTTGGACGGGTCGGTCGTCCAGAACCTCAGCCAGCCGAGGTTGAAGATCGAGCCGTCGGCCGGCGTCGGGTGCTGCTGGTACAGCGCCTCCCACATGTACGAGCCTACGGAGCGCTTCAGGGAGTCCCATCGCTCCAGCGCCTCCTCGCGGGTCTCCTCCACGAGCGGGCTGTAGAGCGGGTCGCCCGGCTCTCGCCCTAGCGGGTCGTCCTCCTCGGCGATGGCCGGGAAGATCACGTTCTCCCACTTGTCGGCGTCCGGGTTCTTGGCCGGGTTCAGCAGGCGACCGATGAAGTCGTCCTCGTGCCAGCGGGTGGCGATGGCGATGCAGAGGAACGGGGGCTCCAGACGGGTGACGGCGTTGGCCTGCCACCAGTCCCAGATGGCCTCCCGCTTCGCCTCGCTGTGCGCGTCGGCGAAGTCCTTCACGACGTCGTCCATAAGCATCACCTTGAAGCCGAGACCGGTGATCGACTGTCCGGGGGCCGATCGGGAGACGATGCCTCCGCCCCTAGTCGTCTGCCACTCGCTCACGGCGCCCGCGTCGCCGGCGATCTTCAGGCCCCACTTGTCGCCGTCCTCCTCGACGAAGCGGCGGACCTGGCGGCCCCAGGCCGTGGCCAGCTGAGGCGAGTGGGAGATCAGGCCGATCTTCCAGTCTGGGTGCTGGCGCAGCAGCCAGATCGGCAGGTTGATCGAGGTCAGCGTGGACTTACCCATGCGGGGAGGCATGGAGATAGTCATGTATCGGTTCTCGCCGTTCTCGACGGCACGCACGGCCTCGGCCAGACGGTCGGAGAGGTACTGGATGTGGGGGCGCCCCGCGTAGGCCTCATCGAGCTGCTGAGCGCTCTCCAGCGGGTCGGCAGCCTGTCTGTAGGTCGGGTCGTGCGGGTATGGCGCTCCGGCGTGGGGCTTGCCGTCGCACGAGGGTCGGTCGCACTTCGGCTGGTTCTCCAGCCACGCCTGCCGCTTGATGAGGGCCTCAAGCTCCTCCTCCAGCTGGGCCGGCGTCATCTCCCAGGGCTCCAGCGGCTTCTTCACCTTAGGCATAAGCATCTCCTATCGCTGAGGTGGAATCTTGTATAGATACAGAATACCGCCACCCCTATCCCCAAGGGTGGCGGCATCTGTCCCAGTGTCCCGGGCCAACTCTACTGCTCGGCGTCGATCACCTCAACTTCAGCGGGACCTACGTCGATGAGTCCCTGCTCACGTTTTCGGCGCTCGACCTCCGCGACCAGCTGCTCGATCCTCGACGTCGTGGCCGAGGCCGTCATCTCGGCCAGGTTCGAGGAGACCTCGATCTGCACCTTGGCCGAGTCGGACCCGGCGCCGGCAGCCTCCCTCTCGATGCGCGCTGCGACGTCCATCATCTGGACGATCCCATTGGCACTCATGCGGGAGATCCGGTCCTCGGTAAGAGAGTCGAGCCACATCTCGGCCTTCTCCAAGGCCTTACGGCCGAGGGCCCGATGACGGTCCCCCATGGCGATCCGGTAGCGGACGAGCTCGTTCGCCTCGTTCTCGGCCATGTGCTTGTCCCAAGCCTCTACCCGCTCCTTCCACGACCACCGGGCCGAGTAGGAGTTGCCGTTGGGAGCGTCCCGCACCCGACGTCGCTCCATGTCCCGGTAGGTCTTGAATGAGGCGTAGGCGGCCTCGGTCTCGCCGTCCTGGCGCTTCCAGATCGGGCGCGTGTAGTCCAGTGGGGCCGGCTTGCGCGGAGCCGGCGGCTTCGCGGTAGTCACAGCCCCTCCAACTCCGAGACCCAGTTCTGAGCCGGGGCCATGGCCCGATTGACGAGGCCACGGGCGAGGTCCTGGGCGAAGGCCTCGGAGAACTCCTCGCTCCACCCCTGATCCCGGACCATCTGCGTGCGGATGCCTGCACAGGTGGCCGTGATGGAGAGGACCGTCTCCCCCGCGATCATGAGGGCGTCTCCGGTATCTGCGGCCGTGCTGTCAGGCTGCTCAGGGATGTCGTCAATCACGGCCCTTGCTGCTGAGCTCATTGAGTAAGTCCTCCTTCTCCTGCTTCTTCATCTGGTCAACCATGATTCGGTAGATGCGGGCCACGGTCTTCGCGTGCCAGCACGACGCGTAGCGGGCGTGCTGGCCGTGCTTGCAGGTGCACGTGAACCTCGGGTAGCCGTGGTCCGACTTCAGGACCACATGGTGGAACCGCTTGCCGTCGCGGCCCTTGACCTCCCCGGTGTTCCTTGCCGAGTAGGACCTAACCCACCAGACCCGAGGGTTCACCTCATCCTGGTAAACGGCTCCGGTACGCCACGTCTCTCGGGCCGACTTCAGCTGAGCCGGGGTCATCTTCTCCCACTCCAGCTGGCGCACGAAGTCGAACTCGGTCGCAGTCAGCCTAGCCCTCGCCACTGAGATCACCCCCGGCCCCGACGACGGG